GTATCTCCGGACATCTCTGCCCTGATTGACGACATCCCATCACCATCCTCTCATACTGTCCCTTGAGAACACCCTGCCTGAAGACTTCATCTTGAAGCCATTGGCTGCTTCGCTGCTTCCTCCTTTTTCCTCAACGCCTATGCTTATGATGCCCTTTGCCACATCAAGCAGAAACTTGATGGCTGCGTTGTATCGGTTCAGGAAGGTCTTCTCCCGGTCACTCTCATCTATACCTGTCCTTGATACAAGGTTGTATACAGATATGTCTTTTGCAAATTTGTTGATGACCTGTGGTGTCTTAGTGAAGGGAACTCTGTACCGTTTGGCAAGGTACCCGTCAATCTCGGCACAAGCATCAGATATAGCAGACTCACATAGTGTTGCAATCTTAGCTTCACGCTCCTGCTCATCTTCTATGTACTCATCTCCAATGATGACATTCTTCATATCATCCTTTATCATTTCAAGAACCTCTCCAACAGTACAGTACATTCCAATCACCTACTTCTTATCCCTGTGCCTGTGCTTCTACTTCTCCGGTAGAGCCATACGCCATCTGCCAAAAACCATATCCTGCATTGCTTCTTCCATCAGCTCCATACAGGTACTCATCCAACATGAAGACATTCTCATCAGTGTCTCTTGTTAAGGATGTGAACTTGATTTTCTTTCTAAGCTGATAGATGAAAGGCTTCAGGAAGCGGTTGGTGCAAAGAAGGAACCAATACTCCGGATGCTCTGCAAGGGCAGGCTCTACATGAAGCTTTGCTGTTCCCTTCAGCACGTTTGTGGTACCGTCAATCTGGTCTGCTTCCAAGATGAGCCTTGCTGTCTCCTCCAATGCCGGAGGTACAACCAAAAGGTCAGGCACAAGCTTCAGGCTCTTGCCCTTATCTCCCTTGATGCTCATAATGGAGCTTCTTCCTTCCATGTAGGACTCCCTTGACAGCTTCTTATTGCTTCTGTTGCTGTAGGTCGCATCACCTACCTTGTGGGCTGTATTAAAGAATGAAAGCCCGTCATAGCACTTCTCATTGAAGCCGCTCATCATAGCACCAAAGACAAGCTCATCCGGATGCAATGCAGCAGCTTCTCCCATGTTGGAGAAGAGAGGAGTATACACTCCATACTTGTCATCCTCAATGTCATCTCTCGGTACACCAATGGTCATCTCAAACTTTTTGTTCTTGATGAGGTAGTCATAAGCAGCAAGAGCCTGTACTTCTCTCTCACCAATCCACTCTCTCATGCCCGGCATCTGACCAAGCCACTTGTAATCCTGCTCTCCTGTGGTGCTCGGTACCACAGTTGCAACCTTCTGATAATTGGACTGTGTGGTATCAAAGCTCTTGTTGAAAGCTGTTGAGTATCCCACTGTAAGTCCGTGTAAATTTGCCTGATTAACAATCATGTTTCATGTCCTCCTTATACCTGTGTTATGTCTACTGTAACGCCATCATCATCTACCTCTAAGATGGTGCCTGCTACACTTGAGCCATCCGCTGTGATGGTCACTGTCTTCTCATCCTTGATGTAGCACTTCTTCAGGATGTCAGTCTCTTTGATGGTTCCATCATTCTCCCATACGAATGTCCCACGCTTCACACTGACAGTCTGCTCACCATCTGCCCCGTTACGGTTGTCACAATATCTCTGCACACATCCGGCAATCAGGAGCCCGGCGGAAGCAGTTGCCTCTACTGCATAACCATCTGAATTGATGGCTGCCATTGTTGCCTCTGTCAGTTCTGCTCCTCCCTTGACAGGGATGTTGAGCATCCGGTTCCCGGTTCTCTCGTTTCCTGCTCTGTTCATCTCTTAGTCCTCCTTCTTGTTGTACTTCTTAACATCCTCCATGGATACTCCCATGTTCTTGAGGATGGCTATATCCACCTCATCAGAGTTGGAAGCTGCCGGAGCATCCTTCAGGTCAAGCTTGCCCTGCGGAACTACTACAGGAGCCTTGTCCACAAAGCCCTTGAAGCCTTCCATATCCTTCAGGGCGTATGACTTAGCCCATTCAGACTGTGCGGCTGTGATTTTTCCTGTCTTCAATGCCTTCTGAACCTCCTCATCTGCATCTCTTTCAGCCATACGCTGCTTGAGTGCAAGGAGTTCAGCCTGTGTATCCGGTGCTCCTGCCTTCAGAGCCATGATGGAAGCTGCCACATCCTCGGTCTTGGCATCCGCCTTCAGTCCAAGCATGGAAAGGATGGTGCTGTTTGCCACCATGTCAGCCCCTTCAGGCTTCGGTTCACCATCTCCCGGCTTCCCATCTCCTTCACCCGGCTTCTTTCCATCCATTTCTTTGAGCTTCTCTGCTGCTTTTGCAGCATCCTCAACCGCTTTCTTGATTTCCTCTTCCGTTGCGGTCTCCGGAAGTCCTAATGCCTTTGCAAGTTCCTTTAAGTCCATGATATTTCCTCCTTCTGAAATGTCCTCTATATCAAGGGAGTTCACTAATGCAAACATCCCATCAATAGCAGGTGTGTTTGTAAGTGCAACAGAGTGTATTGCTGTTGCCTTTTGGTCTCTTTTTCGCACCAATACCACCGGGGAGAGGTATCTGTACTCCTTATTCTTCAGGTACTCGGCTGCTTTTGGTGTCCATTCCACCTTTGCAATGATGGCATCTTCACCTTTGTAGAGGTCTTTTATCCATCCGCCTGCCGGAGCCTGCACATCTGACAGTGTTTGGTGCTCATAATCAATGACAAGGTCAAGCTTTCTGTCCTTGAACTGTTTCCGGATGAGCTCAAAGCTCTCATCATCCACATTGAAGTCCCCCTTTTGGGAATGTACTCTTCCAAGGGGAAGTATTTTGATTTCTGTAGGCACACCGGAGAGCTCCACGCCCTGTCCGGCACATGCAATCAGCTTTGCCATATCCGCTCACCTCTTTCCTTTGCTTTCTGATAGCGTTATAACGCGTTATAACGCCCCTTAGAGCTTCTCAATGTAAATATCCTTAGATTTACCTATCCGAACACTCACAGCCTCTTAAAAAGGCTCTCATTTTGTTTCACCATCTTCCGGCTGTTTTCTCTCCCTAAACATCTTCCTAAGCTCCGGAGATATATTGGTCATGTCCGGCTTCCATACGGTCTTTGCCGGGTTATTGGAGAAGCCCTTGTCAGGAAACTTTGTGAGTATCTCTCCGGTGGAGTAGTCCACATCATACGGTGCCTCTGTTTCAACATGCAATCCCATCCTTTCAACCTGTTTTTTTGACAAGCTCACCACCATGCAGCGGCACCGGAACCCGTTGGGTGGGTACCATACATCCCATATAGGGTCATCTGCCCGGTACACTCTTCCTTCCATGACTGCATGTGACTCTCTCACATGTCCGTCTCCGGCTGTCCGGTATCTCCAATATGGTCTCATCTTCATTGTGGTCTCATCTGTCATGCTTTTATAATGTCCGGCATTGAGGGCGGTCTGCATGTTCGTCCGGAAGATGTTGTCACTCTTCCAAGGGTTGATGCCCTCATATCCATGTTCCTCAAGGAAGCTGCTCATGTCCTTTTGGAACTGCTCCTTGGTGGTTCCTTCCTCGGCAGCTTTTGTCAGACAGTCAAGGAACTCCTGAAGAACTTCAAGGCTTGTATAACCTGACACAGTGAAAGCCTTCGCACGGCTCTCATCATCAAGCAGCCTGTATTCCTCACTTGTCAGGGCTTTCTTTCCCTTCAGGAACGCCACCGCATCCTTGAAGACAAAATCCTTTGCCAGTCCATACAATACATCCATTAGTCCATTGACCTCCCTATCAGGTGGGACAGGTAGATGCCCTGCTGTATCAGGTCTTCCAGTTCCGGGCTTTCCATTTCCTGATACAGTTCCCGGAGCTTTTTCTCATCCTTCAGAACCTTTTGCAGCTCTTCCATGTCCTCCGCTTTGTCAATCATTTTGAAAATGGGCTTCACCATCTCCCGAAAGATGCCTTCCGCCTGCTTATTCGCCACAGACACGATTGTGTCCACCTGTACCTGTTCTGTCTGCCCTTCCACCTGCTTCAGCTTCAGCTCCTCCGCCGTTTCCATTGGTGACGGCTGCCCCATTGCCACGCCGTTCTGCGGCGGCTTCAGGACTTCCTCCCCATCTTCCGGCTTTGGTATGTTAAATTTCTTGTAGATATGGCTCTTTGGTATCTCAAGCCCCATGTCACAGGCAAGGGTCTTGTATATCTCAACTACTTCCTTCTGGTCTTCTACCTCATGGCAGTCAAAGCCAAAGAAGGGGATGTCCGCATCCGTGCCATAGTTGAACTCCACAAGCGGTCTGATGATGTCCCGGCGGATAGTGACCGCCAAAGCCTTTGCATCCGCTACCGTCAGGTCATGCCTGACCTCATCATGGGTCTTTGACTGTGCATAGGAACCTCCTCCACTGTCGGATGTGAGGGTCTGTCCAAGGATTGCCTTGCTTATCTGTTCATCACAGTACCGGGCAAGCTTCTCATAAATCTCTACGCTTGTGGTCTTCTGTGACTCAATGAACTCTATCATGGTGGAGCTCGGCACAATCCCGGCTGCATCCGTCCCAAGGCTGATGATGGCTTCCATGAGCTGCTTCTTATCATCCTCGGAAGCAGAGGCATCATACTTTCCAAGTCGGAGAGGCATCCCGAACACTTCACAGAAGCTCACCCAATCCTTGATGTCATAGTTCTTGAAAAGGTACATCCAAGAGACCACTCTCATGATGCCTGCCCTGCTTGCATGTCCTGACTTTGCCTTATACTTGTGGACTACGAACTTGTTTTCGGGAAGCTCCACGCCTGACGGGTATTCTTTCGTGCATATCTTCAGCTCATCCGTGGTGCTGTCCCATACAAGCTTCTTAGGATGCACATACTCAATGTCCTCTATGACGTTCCTTCCGTCCTCCACTGTCCAAGCAAGCTCCATGATGCTGATGCCTTTTCCTATGGCATCCAACATATCAATCAGCACCTCATCAAAATTCTCAATGCCCTTGAGCTGCTCATCCACAAAGTCAGCTATCTCCTTGTTAATCTCATCTTCAGAAAACGGCTGCACTTCCCAATCAAGACCCGTCACGGCAAGCTTCCTTGTCTGCATCTGTGAGAAAAGGTGGGTATCCTTCTCCTCCATCTCCTCAAAGAGTTCCATCTGTGCCCTGACATTGCCTTCATCTGCTTCCCGGAAGATGCGGGCAAGCCTCCGTGGTGTCAGCCCGTTGGATGGATAGTCAGAGAACTTGTCATTGATATCTCCTACCGCCACTCTTGCGGTCACGGGTCTTCTTGTCCCTGTGTCTATATCTGGATTGAAGGGTGTCCCTCCACCCCGGTTCCTTTTCTTTCTCTTTGCCATGCCGTATCACACCTCCTAGTAGGCACCTCTCCCCCTCCGGAAACGTCTCCGGAGGACTGTCTTATAATTTGCTTTTGATGCTACCGCCTTGACGGTCTGTGCAAGCTGCACCGCCATCTGAAGACCATCCGGTGCATCATCATTCTTACCCATAGGGAACTCCTGAAGCTGCTTCAGGAGTGTCTTATGCTCCCGGTTGAATTTCAGGTACTTATTCTTGATGACAGGCTGCAAGGACTCAATACGGAGCATCTTGTTGACCGTAGACTGTATCTCCTCTATCGGGATATACTCTCCTTCCTCTGCGGACTTTGCAGCCATGACCTCCTTGAAAAAGTATTGGAACTGAACGACCTCCACACCGAACTTATAGAAGCCTTTCTTGTAGTCCCTCTTCAGCCTCCGGTTCATCTCAAACACGTCATCAATGATGACATCCGGCTTCCGTCTTTCCACTGAGGCATCCACCACATACATGTATCCGGTCTTGGTAGACAGGGCAAGGTTGATGATGGAGCTTGTGTCCGATTTCTTATTTTTCCCAAGTGACGGGTCATTTGCTGCCACAAAGACAAACTCCGGACTTTTGAAGTCCATAAGCTCCGGCTCATAGTAGTCAAACCACTCCGGATTGAAGGTTGCATTTTCCGGGTCAATCGGGTCATTCTGAAGCTCGGAGTTGAAGGATGCCGTACCCTCGGAGACCTTAATCTCCATCAGGTCATAGTAGGACAGCTTCTCTTCCCAAAGGACTTCCGCCCCAAGGAGCATCTCTTCCTCATGTGCCTCATAGAATGTCCGGGCATCCTCTTCATGGTTCTCATTGAAAAGGTTGGTATAGATGCCTTCCCACTCATCCCACAGCTTGGTATTGACCGCCTCCGATATGACCGCCCTGTATTTGCGTGTCTTATATCGTGGATTCTGAAGCACGTTATTAAGAAGGGAGTCATAGTGGAGTATGGTGCCTATGTACATGATGTCTGTATAGGTGTCCCCTGCCTTTGATACTGCCTTGTCAAACCAATTCTTCAGCTTCTTCCTCTGCTCCGGCGTGTTGACATTCTCATCATTCTCAATATCATCCAATACAATGAGGTCAGGTCTCCAATTCCGGTGTCTTCGTCCTCTGACTTTCTTTCCGGAACCGATTGCCTCCGCTTTGATGTCCGTCTTGGTCAGGATCACGCCTGTCCTCCATGCCTTGTCCCCCTTCAGGGAGCCAAAGTCCATGATGATGTTGGCGTTGTCCTCAAGCTCTGTCTTGATGTCATCAAGGAACCCTTCCGCCTGCTCTGAAGAGTCAGACAGGATGAGGATATAATGCTTATAGGCGTACAGGACGGCATGAAGGCTGTCCTTGAAAGTGAAGTTGGTTGACTTCGCATGCCCACGGGGAGCTGCCACTACCTGACGGGAGCCTTTCATCCTGGAGATGACCTTTGCTTCCTTCAGGGGGTTCCTTCCTTTCATTACTCCCCGGCTCCATATCTCATCCAGTTCCTCATGGAAGTGTGGTGACTTCCGGATGAAGTAGTGGGGTAGATACGCCCTTCCAAAGTAGGACATGTCAAAGGCAGCAAGCTCCTTTCTTAGTCCATGCTCTCCCATGAGTTCCTCACCGGACAGGTACCTCTCATTCAGTTTTTTCCTCTCCTCCTGATGGTCTGACCCACGGAGTACATATTCCTTGAAGAGCTTGTGCTGATATTCCTCATTGTTCTTGATTTCAAGGTCTTCCTCTTCCTCAAGCTCCCTCATCCAGTTGTCAATATCAATCATCTTCCATCATCCGCTCCTTTGCCTTTGCCAATATCTCCTTCAGCATTGCCACAGACTTCTCATCCTGCTTGATCACCTTCAGCATCTCGGACTCCAGTTCCCTGAAGGCAGTGTCCGCCTTCTTCCTCATGTCCTGCTTCACCCTGTCCTTGTACACTTTTGTCCGGGACAGGGAAGCAATAAGCCTTCCTGCCTTATCAAGGGGCATTTCATTGAACTCTTCCTCGGCAGTTGCCACCTTATTCAGGAGCCCATTCATGGTCAGGAGGATGGCAGCCTCCGTATAGTCAGCCTCCGGGTTCTCTTTGACCACCTGTATCAGCCTGTCCGTCTGTGCCTGTGCCTCAAGGAGCCGCTGCATGGCGTTATTTGTCCGTGTGGCATATCTCCCTACACTGGACTTTGATATGTCATAGCCCTCCCCCTTCAGGAATTGGCTAATGTATTCATAGGTATTAGATGTGTCAGCAAGCATCACATCCACTTTCCTCCGCAAGTCTTCAGGGAGCTCATCAATCTTGGAGGATATTCTCTGTTTGCTTCTCTTGTCACCCATCAAATATCAACCCCATTGTCTTCAATCGTACCTTCCGCAAGGTCAACGCCTTCCTTTGTGAGCTTGATGACCGCATCATTGGCATAGGCATTGTAGGCTGTGACCTTTTCCTCGGTAAATTCGATATATCCGGCTCCCTGAAGATAATCAAGATACTTGCTGATGTCCGGGGATATAATGAGCCCGGCTGCGATCATGGCGTTGGATAACTGCCTTGTGAGGGCTGTGTTGTTGTACCCCTTCACCAAACACCGGATAATATACCCCCTGATTGCCTTGTTCTGCCTGATTTCTGCTTTTTCTAAATCATTCACGTTGTTCACCTCACTCTTTTCTGCCACTGTTCTGCATCAGTATTTTGTCAATCTTGTTGTCAATGCTCC